ATAGTCATTACCGATAGTATAGTATTTCCACTCACAAGGCACTCTGCTCTCTTTACGAGGAATACGCGTCGCACCTCTGTATATACTATCACTTTCCCCTACAAATCCGTCTGATATCTTATAATTTGCGTAAGAGGTAGTGCTATCATTAGTTCCCGTATATGCGAAGGGTTGCTGGTGTTCGTCAGTTCCCATACGAGCACTAATTTTAGCAGGAGGCGAGTAATTAAGAGTAGCGTGTGTCGTATCCGCCATCGCTACACTATCCGCCATATCATAGACACGAGGGAGATGTATATAATTCTCACCATTCGTGGTCTTATAATAAGACATCTGTAAGTTCATTTCATCATCTCTCAAACTATACTCATTCTCTACATTTTTAACATCTGCTCTTGTATATCCGTAAGGTTGATTTAACTGAACTTTACTACCACCATCAAAAGTATTCGCACCTGATAGATTTACTCTGGTTATAGGGACTGCTTGTGGTGTTTCTCCCTGCATCTCCGCCCACGGAGAGTTGTTAGGACAGAGTGCTACATCATCTAACGGATACTCTCCTGATAAATATGTCTTTGTTTCTGTGAGTTTATATTTTATGATTTCTCCTTTATCATTTTTAATTACATCACCTTTTATCTCTATGGTTCCGTCGGTATTACCTATCTCATTCACCATAGCACTATGAATACTGACTTTATCGCCATTATTCAGTTGTAATCCTGTTCCTTGCTTATTTGTATATGTATGAAACTGACTATTATTACCACCATTCGCCTCTACCGAGGTTGCCCTATTACATTCTATTAGGTAGGTATCTGTGTAAGGAGCACTACTCATTATACAGATAAACAATAAAATAATATCACATTAAAAGACATAGATTTACGCGTAGTAGCATTCCATATAACCATTTGTAAGAGTAGCAGTCCTCATTACTTCTAAATAAACTCTCTGGACGAAGACATCGGTTCCCGTGCCTGATAGTTCATCTAACTTAAAATACAACTCAATACCGCGACTATTGATACGCTCACCCTTACCGAGTTTATTAGCACACCAGAAGAAATGACCCGCTAATCCTGATGCCTGATTATGACCGAGTAAGGTTCGGGTAGTAAGAGAAACACCCTCTTTCGCATACTCTTCACGAGTAATGAATGGAACAAGACCTTCACTCTGCGTGATATTATGGAACATACGAGCAGGTAGGTCAAGGTCAATAGGATACTCAAATGTATCGTTGTATTTAATATTAAATACACTTTCACCATTCTTACGGGCGACATCATCTGCACCACCCGTAGCATAATCCCGAGCAGGAGCAATCGCAGAGTATTTATTAAGGAGAGATGTATTGTTCTCACTATCAGCACTTACTCCCCATATAATCTTACTTACAATTCTACCTGCTCCCCCGATATTTCTAATTTGTTGAGACTTAAAGTCGTCGCTTGTGCGGGAATATTTAGAGAGGCGGTAGTCAGCGTAAGTGAAGTTAAGCACTTTGTTAGCATTCGCATACTGAACCATTAACTCTTGTGGGTAAAAGATGTGGTCGCTTATTAGACGGAGTGTATCGGTATCAATCTCAAATGAACCCGTAGAGGCAACGCCATCTTTTACGACTACTCTGCCTGATGGGTAATTTGCTGAACCTGTATCTGTAAATGTAATTTCTAATGAGACCTGCTCTTTAAACAAGTAAAGAGGTAATTGATTATGACGGAGAAAAGGGACTAACTCACTCAAAGACAACTGATATAGAGGACCCGAAGTCATTAGGGAGTTCTCAAACAATAATTCTTGCTCTGGTTTGAGTGGTAGGTCTGCTGTTCCATCTAACAAAGCACCTACTTCACTATATTCCATACCATTATCAAGACCGATGCCCTCTGCTACATTATCACTCTCATCACCACCAGTCCTCGTAGTGCGACCTTTATAACATAACTGATGAGACATCATACGACCCGTAGTCATCACTTCTCTTTCTTTTTGATTTTCATTTGCGACAAACATAGAGCGATACGCGTAGTAATCGGCGAAATCATCTAACTCGCTTAATGTTTGATTACCGACCTTTAATGCTACACGCTGTATCAGGGAATATGCCCCGATATGGGGGGGAAACATACAATCAACAGGAGGTCTCTTTAATCCTATTTCTACTTTACTATGAGAATGAAGAAGACCCGAGTTATCAAATACGAAACGAGCGTGTTTGTTAGTCTTTACGACAGGTTCTAATATCTTTGTTTCTACTTCTTGTGCTGTGTTGATAGGAATAGAACCTATCTTCATTAGGTCGGGGATACCCCCTGATTGTGAAGGGGGTGCAGGCATTCCACTTTGATACGATTGAGACATTTTATACAATCGCATAGAGAATAAAATTATCTTAAAAAACTTATATTACTGACGGGTATGATTGATTTATCAATCAACCATAGCGGAGCGGGTGTATTTAGTGCATAACCTGAACACCTCCCTTACCATCAAAAGCAAGGACATTCTTACTATGGACGAAGAGATAGACTGCGTGTGGGTTCTCACTTGTTAGTCCGCAATCCATCTGGATACCCCAGTTCTGCGTATTAAATGATACACCTTGATTAGAGATAGCATCATAGTTAGCACCGAAAATGTAGGATTGTCCGCCCTCAATCTGGTCGCGGTCAGTCTGGTCTGCTTCTGTGGTGCTGTAATCACGGAGGAAACTATTAACTGGTGATACAAGTGTTCTACTCATACCACTAAACTTCCTGACTGCTGATGCTCCTTCTCTCTGTATCTGTGGGTCATATTGAGGGAACCTATCATCGTCTTTCTGTGATGTATCAATATTGTATTCTAATGGGTATTTCTCTCCTCCTCTTGTAAAGATGAGTTGTTTTACATCTGCCTTTGACCCGTCTTTGTTTAGAGGAGGAAGCGTCTGCATACCATCAAACCCGATATTGTTAATATACTTCGCAGGGATAAGATTAGCAAATACAGACAAGACATTACTTAAACCGAGATTAAAGTTGATAATCGCGTTAGTGCTATTAATAGTAGCGAAGTAAGAAGATACCGAGTTATACTCAAAAGTAGAAGCAGTCATACTCGGCGGTGTATCTACTGCTTCGGCACAGAGGAATACATCTTTCATCTCATAGAAAGCATCGGTGTTCGTAGTCTGCGACCCATCATCATTAAACAAGACATTACTATCAGGGGAGAGGTGAAGTTCTACAAGAAGACCTCCCGTCATATCAAGAGGAATTGCTTGTGTCCCATTAAACAGACCACAAGGTAGATGCATACAGAAACTATTAGCAGTTTGTTTGTTAGACGGGATACCGACAACAGACTTCTTCATTAGAGTAGGGTTCGGCATAGTTAGGTGAGTTTCTCCCATATGCCCGACGAGGTCTTGTAGATTAGATGAGTAAGGCACGAAGGACGCCATCATTCTACCGAAATGTCTAATATGTTCTATGACTGCGTGAGAGCGTTGAGACCGAATAACAATCTGGTCTATCATAGAGTAAGCACCGAGACGAGGGTTAATATTAATTGTATCGGTGGTTAGAGGTGTAGAACCATCGCCCTTAAATACAGAGAACTTACCACAGAACCTAACAGATTGACCTAATAGTGCTCTCTGCTGTTCCCCGATAATAAACTGGATAACTGGATTACCCGCACGATACGATACTTTACCATCACTTAATACATTACTGGGAGTAATATGTAGATTGGTCGTAGGTTGAGACATTTTATAATGATAGTTAGATATCATTATTAATAAAAAAATAAAATTACGAGAAAATGTATCGCTTCGCTTATCGTAGATTGCTATGCTTATACCTGAATGGCGACTTGATTGCCCTGAACCACTAATCGTCTAATATGAGCGACATAGTTATTCCATAGTTTCGGTTTCACAGGAGCGACGGGTAGTTGATAATTAACTTGTAGGTTAAAGTCTCTACCTGCGGTATTATATACGCCTTGCTGTAAGGCGAGTGCTCTACCGATTACGCAGTTCTCCCTAAACTTGGTGAAGGATAGCGGTTGGATACCCGCCATAGCGAGTGCCTTTTCTAACTCTATGAGAGGTTGTTGCTGAACCGAGGAACGAACAGAGATTTTATCACACTCTACCTTACGAGATGGATTGAGTTGTCCGTTGTAGAACAACTGATAATCACTTAATTCATCCCATACACCGACTAAACCTGACCTATTAGAAGCGACCATAACATCGCCTTGGTCTTCACTACCATCTAAATCTACGATATCTACATAGGTATATGCTTCGGGTATCTCCGCATCTGGGTAGGTGGTTTGGTAAGTCCCTGCGTAGGTATATCCAGCATCATCTAATCTACTATCATCATCTAAACAGAGATGCTTACGAGCGGAATATACAGAGGCATCGGTAGGAACACAGAGGATAGATTTTGCTTTTGTTTGATTAAGAGGAAGTCTTATATTTGCTACTCTGTCTGCTTTGTTCTGTGAAAACTTGTAATTCGTGTAAGACAAGAAATCATAGTTCATAGCACCTCCCGTTCCCATCATACTCATTAGTTTCTGTGTGTATCCTTGGGGCATAGTGAGAGTTTGTAGTATCATCTCTACATTCTTGACCTTGTATTTAGGGACGAGGTCGCTTGTAGGAGCATTACCGAGTTCAGTTCCAGTTGTTTTACTATCACGGACACTATCATCTACTAAAAACCAGTCGCTATTTACCTCGGTATTTACCCGAGCATCCGTCACCCCTGAACCAGTTAGTTTCTTGCGTGTGCAGGTTTGGGTTAATGTAATCTTTAACAATCCATACTCGCCTCCTTCTTGGTCTGTGACGCCAGTTGCGTCTTTAAACTCTATGTCTTTGACTATCATTTCATTATCCGTCTTAACACGAGCAGGTTGAGATGGGAGGTCATCATAGTCCTCGCCTCTTGCTAATTGTATCTTTTGACCGATAACCACAGGACAATTTTGTAGATTAATTTGGTTATTATCTCTTGTAAAAAACAGAGCATTTGTATCGGTGGGTTGGGAGGCACCCGAACTATCGGTATCATTAAACCACGAACCACCATCGGCATCTCGGTCATCATCTTTACCCGTGATAGAGTGGAAACGAAGACCATAGTTCTTACGACGATGAAGTGCGAGTGTATCAGGCATACGATATACTCGTTTCGCATCTTCTAATATAATCTCTAATCTTAAACCTTCGGTAAGTAGAGTAGGGAAGACTTTGGGAGACTGGAAGATACCTGTATTGAGTGGTAGTAGGACTTTAACTAAATTAAATCCTTCTTTATCAGGGTCGCTACCCCAGTTCTTATCATCTGCGAGGGTCACCGCCTTTCCGTCAGTCTGGTTGTTCTCTGTTGCTACACCATAGGGATTATAGAAAGGATTTCTCCTTGTATTACCATTAGGCGTCTTGGATGTTCCGCTGGTGCCTCTCTGTTCGGGATTATAGACGAGCGACCCTTCGGTCATCGCCCTCTTATTACGGATAGCATCATTACTTTCATAATCATACTTTACAGCAGTAAGGACATTATAATTTTGTATCTCTTCTAACAAGACGGCACCCGACCCGCCAGAGTGAATACGAATATCACGGATAAGCACCTGTGCACCTATGGTATCGTCAAGATGTAGTTTGCAGGGATGGTCTAACCACGAACTATCTAACTCTACATCCATTCTTAAATAACTCTCTTTCGGTTGGAAGTATTTAATCGTCGGTGGGATATGAAGGTTAATCTTCTGTCCCTGTATGTAATCTAAACCATTCTCGGCGGGGATACTTACTCGCGTTTGCTGAACGGGGACTTTTTCATCGGCAGACCAGAAACTCATTTTATATTATGAGAAATATAAAAAAAAAAAGATAAAAAACATCTTAATTTGATGAAACTTGTGTAGAAGCGACTTGTCCCGCACTTGATAACGATACTCCTTTGAGACCCTCCTGCATACCGCCTACCTCTTGTGCTTTCGCTGTCGCTTTCTTCTTCGCTGTCTCTTTTGCTTCATCTGTAATATCCATTATACCACTAATTACAGACGAAATCCCAGCAATCGGGGCGAGAACGGGCATCGCCATAGATAATGTATCTAAACCACCCGATACAATATCACCGATATCTTTTGCCTTCTCTATGCTGTCTGCGTGTCCCGAAGCAAGGTCGGCGATACCCGAGACCGCACCATACATACCGATACCTTTACTACCTATATCTGCGATTGCTCCTAATTGTTTTATAGGCATATCACTTATACCTGACCCGATTTTACCGATAAGTGATTTCGCCACTCCTTTTGTTTCGGTCGCACCACCTACGACATCACTTATAACTCCTCCTGATGCCTTCGCAGTCTCACTTGACGCTTCTAACTCTGGCGACCCCTCTTTTAACATATCTGCCTTGATAGGAGTATTTGCCGTAGCAGGGACAACTGCTCCACTTTCATCTACTCTCTGTAATCCCATCGCCTTCGGGTCATTTAAATCTATGGTAGGTTTGTTAAGTGCTTGTTTTATCGTTGCCTTACCTTGTTGTAATTGAGATTTAAATATCTGTTTCTGTGTGAAAGGATTGAGATAACCTGATACACCTGAACCCTTACCGAAACCCGCCATCTCACTATCAAAATTGATAGCATTACTTCCTATTTTAGCGGTCTTACTTAATGTTTCATATACACCCTTCCCCTCATCAACATCTCCCTTGACTTGACCGACTTTCTCCTTTGCCCCGATAAGTTCCATCTGGTTAGAATAGTTCTTAATAACATCCTTGTTATCTTGCTGGGCGTGTTGATTAAATTGTGCCGTCAGGTTGTATATCCCTTGATTTGCTGATATCTCACCTGCTCGTCCTAAATCCATTTATAAATGATGGTTATATTATTTTTTCTTCTTTTTCTTTCTTAAATCGGCGTCTGCGGTATGATATGTCTTACCTTTCATTACATACGAATATACTCGTGCCTGACCCCATTGTGCTCCCGACATTTTACCCGCTAATGAAGACCCACCGACCTTCTTACCATCACTCGCTCTACGGACGCTCTGTGGATTGCTCTTGCGTGCACCCACGCCTCTCTTATATACAGAGTTTAGTGTAGATAACGATATACCTGTTTTTCTTGATATAGATGCTCTACTATGAGATGTTCCTGCTGGAAATCCATACTTCTTGTTATATTTCTCCTTATTCGTCAAAGTCATTTATATTACGACATATAAATTAATATTGTTGGGTTGCACCTTGGGGTAAGTGAGCGGATACATCGCCGAACTGCCCCGACGACATCGCTTCTTCTCTGTGTTGTCCTCCTACCGCTATCACTTCATCAAAGTTTCGGTATGCTAACGGAGGATTACTCTGTAAATCAAGATACAAAAAGTCATATTTATTAGGAGTTGCTTTGTAGTATATCTTTAAAAAGTTATCTGCTCCCGAGAACTGGTCGCCTATTTCCTCTGCTATCTTATGAAGTTCTTTCATATTAGGGAAAGGACTACCGATTATCATATTAGTGCAATTACTTCTAATGATAGGACTTACCTTACGATAGTTCTGACAGGACATAAGTAGGAGTTTTATATTGTAATGACGGAAACGAGAGGCAAGGTGATTGACCTTCGCTTCTCTGCGTATTACACCGATAACATCATCTAATATTAATGCGATATCAGGTCTTTCTTGTGGGTCTTCATAACTCTCTTGTTTCTCTATGAGACCATCAATTATAGCATCATCATACTCATCATAACAATCAAACGCTTTCTTTAAAAACCGAGAGGTTTTGTCGTTATAAATGGTCGGTGATACGACCATCACTTCATCAAAGAAGTCTTGTCCGTAGAATGAAGAGTTCAGTAATAAATTATTAATAATCGTTGATTTCCCTGTTCTAATCGGTGATATCATCAACATAAGAGCGGGAGGTTGTGGTAAATGTGGATGAAGTGGTTTCATCTTTTCTCGGGGAGGGTCTTGGACTTTTAATATCTTCGGGATATCCACAAACTTCGGTGTTTCTTCGTCTGCTTCTTGCATATATACTTACTTATAATATAATATTTATCGGGGCGACGCGGGTGTAAAACCCTGTGATACAGGGTCATAAGTAGTTCCTGTCGGCACTTCTATCAATTTACCTAATTCTTTATCATAAATGTATCTTCCCTTATTAATCATCGCTTCCTGTGGTGATATTTTGCTTACCTTCTTCTTCTTCTT